ACCGAATGTCTCGTCTGTATAAAAACCATTTTTTAAAGACTTGATAGTTTTGCCCATCTCATCAATAAGAGTAGCTTTGATTTCAGATTTAACCATTACTGTTGGTGTATTAGAATTAGCTCCCCATAAAACAGAGGAACCCTCAAACAATTTAATTTCAGATATTTCGTTATAACCTGACTTAGCTTGAGACTTCACAGTTTGGAAGCCAATGCTATGCTCGGTGATATGCCCATCTTTATACAACTCATAAGTATCTCTACCTAAAGTTGTGTTTGGCATTTTAACGTAAGCTTTTAGACCGAAGCCATCTTCTACCATATCAAATGGTTTAGCAATAGGCTTGTCTGTAGAATGGTTGAACAAATGCCAGATTCTATTCTTGGCTTTTGGACCATTCTCTTTTAAAGATTTAGTAAATGCACCAGGCGTAATTACATCGCCATCGCTATCTACATTACCAAATGCGGAGTAGTAAACAACTACTGTTCTTGAGTCATCCGACATATCTATCGGTGCACCACTTACTCCTTTTCTGTTATAAAAATTACTCATATTTATTTGTTTACGCAATATACACCGTACAGCATCTGCAGTTGCAGTTATTTATAGCACCGCCAATAGCGTCATGTGCGTATTGCATTTGTATCATCCCTCTGTTTGGCGTGTTCACCATAAATGGCTGATCCACCAATAATCTCGTTCCGTTTGTGTCAGGGTTAGTTTGTCTATCCAAATCTAAATGCCACAATCGAGGAGCTGCCATGTACTCAGAATGTATCCATTGTTTTAACACTGGAACTACAGAATACTTGGTTGCACCAAATGCACCTGTGCTTAAAGCTTGATGTGATTCGGTGCGAGCAATCAATAGACTTCTTGCATTATTAATCTTACCTTCTCTTAATGACATTATTGCCATCTGATTTACTTGATTCTGAGTAAGATTATTTTCTTGTCCGTAACGAATGGCATTGTTAATCAACCTTGCTATTTCAGTTTCAGTTGTATTTTCTATGCCAAACATTTTTGCTCCACTAATTGCTGTCCAATAAGATAGCATAAATGCCAACCATTCATCAGCTATGTTTAGCGGATCAAAGTCTATAGACTCTTGTTTTTTAAACCTGTCAAATATCTTCTGATAACGCATTGCAGTATAGCCGCCTACGTTTTCATACAAATTTCGTAAAATATTATTAATCGATTGTGAGTCGAATAACGCTTGTCTGTTATTTACGGTTTGCTGAGCACCCATTTGGCTAACTAACTCAGCAGCTTTATCAAAATCCTTCTGTAATACTGCCTTTATTTTTGGCTGGTATTCTCTGATTGATTTCCTTGCAATTTTTTGTTGCAAAGCAAATTGTTGTGAAGGATAAAGAATTTTAGTCATTCTCCTCTCCGTCAATTTTTACAATCATCTTGCCAGCAGCAGCAAAAATAGATTTCAATCCTCTTTGAGCAGATCTTTGACGGATAGCTCTTAAAGCTTGTCTATCTACAGTCTTAAAATCAGAAGTGTAAATATAGCCGTAATGACCTTTAGTCTCATTGCCCTCTGATGGATCTACTCCTAAGAACCATTTAGAAAACTCGCCCCATCCATTTTCCTTGATGTAAGCATTCTCCATTTCTACAGATGGTCTTTCCCATGAAGATGGAGTTTTAACCTTACCAGCTTCAATCAAGCTATTTGCATGAGAAACTCCTTTTGAGTTTAACTTACTTACCGCTTTTTCTTCTAAGTCTATTTCTATTAACTTTAATAGATTGTCTAATGATTTAAATTCCATATTTTTTATTTTACTGGTGGTCTATTGTAGTCACTTTGCTGTTGTGCGTCACGAGGATCTTGCAACATAGTCAATTCGTCTATAGGTAAGTAGCCTGCAGGTATAAAGATTTCGTTCATTACTTCATCAGGCATAGTTTCATAACGCATAGCCACACGCTTTTCGTTAGGAGTAATCCACCAAGACTGAGAAAGGATTGAGCTTAACTCTTTCATGTCCTCTTGTAATTCAGGGAATACTGTTAAGTCAAAATCGATATAAGTATCTCTGCCCATTTCATTAGCAAAGAATTTATTTAATGCATCACGAATAGCTACTAACTCAGGAAGCACAACTTGCGTCAACATTTCCTTCTTAGCTTCCTTCATGTTGTTATAAGTCTTGTTATCTGGATCGTTAAACAATGCTGAGTTAACTCCATATACGTTACAAAGTTCTCTAAGCGTAATCTTCTCTGATTCTAATAACTGTAAGTCAATAGGAGACAATCCCATGTTTAACCAACCTAACTCCGCACCTGCTATTAAAATTCTACCAGCGTTCTGAACGATACCGCCTTGAGTTTTAGTTCCGTATTGATTGTAGAAATCTTCTTTTAACTTACCTGCAGCCTCTGGTCCAAAATCATTGTTGCCTTCTTTAGCAAACAATACACCTTTAGGTCCTTGATTCTGTAGCATACCTACTGAAGTATCTTTTGCATCGTTAGAACGTTGTACTGTTCTAAATGCAGCTTGTAAAGGTGACAATCCATATAATTGCTGACCATTGGTATCAAAGTAAGGGTTGAAGTACTTAAGATGTATCACATCACTTACTGGTAAATTATCCCATCCTACCAAAGTAAATGTGTACGCTTCAACCCCATTAATAGTGCCATCAGAAACGATAGCTACATATTGGGATGGGAGAACTACTAATTCTTGCACCTTACCATTAGACAATCTATTTGCCCATATGTAAGTATTACCTGTTATTAGTTTGTAACCAACCATGTTCTCCATTAACTCGGAGAATGATTGATATTCATTTGGTTGTTGTAATAAATCATTTAACGGAGAATCAGCAACTTCTTCAATTGCTTTTACTCTAACTAACTCAGCCTTTGCTAAATCAGCTACTGAATTTGCATTTGCGATTAATGACTTGTATTGATTAAACGCTTTTTTGTTTTTAACGCTATAAACGTAGAAAGGAACTGTAGATACTGTTTTAGCTATTCTTTTAATGATAGCATAAACTTCACTATTGTTACAATAGTCATTTACATATTTCTTTTGATTTATCTCAGGGTATAAAACTCTTCCTTGAATTAAACCTGCAAAGTCAGCTAATGGATTACTTGAGAAACCGATATTGGTTGCCCCTTTCTTTTTGAAGGGATTGATACCTCCTATAAATTCAGTAAATTTCACGCTATATGATATTTTTACAAAAGTAAACAATTTTTAACCTATACAACCCATCCTCTTTTAGGTTTCGCAAATTTTGTGTATATAGCATACCTCATTGCATCCATTAAGTGGTCTCGGTATTTAACAGGTTCGTCTAATGTGTTGCCGTCTGTATCAGTTTTCCATTTGTAGTTTTTAATCTCATCAAGCAAATCTAAAGAATCACTCTTAACTACCAACGGAAAGGATTTAACCTTATTGATTCCTGCAAAGACATCCTTTACTGCACTCTTCAAATTAAACCCTGCTTTGTTCACTTCTGAGATTGTTTTAGGTTCTGCAGGATCCGCATAGATTTCTGAGTTCCTATCTAAGCCCAATGCCCTCATCCTGTCGATTAAAAGGGCTGTTGACATTTTAGTGTCGTAAATGAGCTGGTCCACATACATTTCGTTATCGTAGAGTTTGACACGAACGAGTGCTGTCTGATTGTTGAAGCCAAAGTCCAAACCATAAAATATATCCCCTCCTTCTGGGAAAGTTCTTCTGCGTTTCCAATGAGTATAAATAGTCGCTTCAGAGATGGCTCTTTCTCCTAAACCATAAACACGCCAGTATTCATGGTCGGCATCTTTAAGCCTTTCAATCTCCTCAACGATAGATTTTTCTAAAAATGGGTTATCCCTGTAGGTAGTGATGGTAAAGTCAGCATCTTCACGAGGAATCACCTTGTCATATATCCAAGAGTAGTAATCTGATGGGTTATAGTCAATTACGATCTTCTCGGTTGTACGAAGGGCTAACTGCATCCAAGATTCGTAGTTCACCTCGTTGGCCTCGTTTATAAAAAGGTAGTTACGCTTACGACCTCTAATCTTTTGAGGCTGATCTGTAGAGACGAACTCTACTGTGTTGCCTCCTAAAAAGTACAGACTTTCTGATTTGTTGTGTTTGTCTTCTGAGTACAAGCCATATTTTGAAAGTATCTCTATGAAGTCTCTCATTACAGAACCCTTGATAGACGGTAGCGAGGAACGGCAGATAGTCAAAGTCTTTCCCTTTTCTTGTAACAGTTTTACGATAAACCATGTCAAGATATTGTATGTCTTGCCACTTCTTGTTCCTCCTTGCATAACTGAGATTTTTTTTGGACTCTCTTGCAAGATTTGGAATACTTTGTTGGTAGTTACGTTCATTCATGTTTGTTTTAAGGCTTTTTAAGCCATTAAATTTATTTTTTGGTGTTATGGTACTATTTTATACTAAAAGTGTCTTAAATCGTCTGTAAATAGCCTTTAAATTGATTTTAGACTACTCTTCGTATTCATCTTGATCATTTAAGTCTAAATACTCGCCTTTATCATGGTCATAAAGTGGAATTTCATCAATTTCACCAGCCATTGTAGCTGGAATAACCATTCCTGGTTCTACTTGGGTATCAAAATTGATTATCTCCCCTTCAGGTAACTCTTTGTGCTCATCACCATCTAACTGCTTTTGAATATTCGGTAGTTCTTCTGGTCTAACTACATTCACCGTAATCTGCTTCACTACATCTCCTTCGTGAGCGACCTCTTGTTTCTCGATATAGCCCCTACGCTTTCCTTTGGTTTTGAGTAGGAACATTGTAGCTAAGGTATCACCCCTTGCAATTCTCTCCATTAGCTTCTGCTCTCCAAAGTCTAACATAATCTCTTCAGGCTCGATTTCAGCTAAACGCTTTCTGAACTCAGGATCTTTCTCACACCAAGACTTATACATTCCTCTTGACACCCCTGCTGCTTCACAACTAATAGTGATATTGCCAAAGTTCTCCTTATAGGCTATGATAAAAGCCTCTTTACTTATCTCTTTAAATTCTGCGTTCATTTTTGTTGTGTTGTTATATTATATTTTATTTTAATGTGTCTATTACAAAATAAAAAAAATCAAAATACAAAAAAGTTAAAGTCATTGTTTGGTATCAGAATTTTAGGGGGCACTGGAGGCTCTCCTATTCCTTTACACGAAAAAAATGGGTAGGGGGTTTATGCTGCATAATATTAATAACCTATAGTAAATATTATGTTAAATAGCCTATCTCCTACCCTCTTATCAGGGGCAAAGCTAATGATAAATTTAATGACTTCAAACTGACTCAACCCCGCCAACTAAGAACTAATAGGATCAATATAGTTAATAATACTTACCCTATTATATCTTTATTGTATATAGTTTATATACATTGTATCTCTACTATATATATTATATTAGATATATTATATAATATATATTATAATATCTATTATAATATACATAATAAAATATATATGTTAAAGACTTGTTAACTTTAAACTTTTTTTAAAATATTTATACTTTTTTGTACTTTGTATTGTTTTATGTATTATCTTTGATTTATCAAATAACAAATAAAACTAAAAACTATGAACACATTATCTATCGCAATCCAATTAGCAGCTGCAACAATCTTCACAGCTTTCGTATTCAATTTAGTACGTTTAATCATTAACGTAACATTTAACAAGTAATCAATTAACTAATCAAATTAAACTTTACAACTATGCAAAACATCTCTTTATTTATCCAATTGTTCGGAGCTTCAGTATTCACAGCGTTTTTATATAACGTTGCGTTATTAATCGTTAACCAATTAAAAACTAAATAACATGGGGCAATTCATTACACTACCTGAGTTAATCGCTATACTTATTATTTGTATTCCTGTATATGCGTTAGGCAAGACAATAATAGAAACAATTAAAGAAAATAATAAATAACCAATAAAATCAAACACAATGAGAAACGTATTCAGCAATTCAGAATTAGCACACACTTACGCAAGTCAATCACAAAATTCAGGTAGATCCTCTTCGATGTTTTTTGAGGGTAGCACGATTTATAGTTATGGCTACCACTTCCCAATATGTAAAATAACTACCAACCAACAAGGAGAAGAAGCTATACTATTTACAAATAGAAGATATTCAAATACTACAGCAAAGCATATTAGCATAGTTTCAGCAGCTACCAGACAATATGATAAAATCTTTTGTAATAATCCAAAAGGAACGCACGAGGAGAATTTTAAAGCGTGGTTGAATAGTTCGGAACAAATTGCAAAAGGATTGATTAACGCCAGAAAACCTGAAAAATACTTATCAGAAATAGCACATAATAAAGTACAAGCGGAAATATATTCTAAGTTTTTCGGTATTGATATTCCTCAAAATTTACAAGATGTTTTTAATATTAGTAATAAACAAGAGTATTTAAAGCTGTATGAAAAACAGATTGAATTTGAGAAACAAGAGGCAAAAAGACGATTAAGAGAACAAAAGATCCAATTTAAAGAGCAATTTAAAAAATGGATCAATTTTGAGACTAACAGGCTTTACACTAAATACAAGTTTGACTTTTTGCGCATCAATGAAAATAGAGTACAAACTACTCAAGCTGTAGAAATTCCGCTTGAAATTGCAAAACGCTTGTATTTAAGCATCAAAAACGGCTCTTTGTCCGTTGGTGACAAAGTATTGAATTATTCAGTAGATCAAGTAGGACAAGAAATTAAAATTGGCTGTCATACATTTACAAAGCCCTATTTATTGCGTTTTGGTTCTCAATTATTTTAAGGTTAACTGATGAGGCTTTATGAGCCGAAATAGAACCCCTTTTTAGGGGTTTTATCTTAACCAAATTCAAAACTATGCTATTAATACAGCTTAGAACAAATGGTCAAAAGCCTAAAAGGATTGGTCTAATAGTTACCAAAAAGCAATTTAAGGTAATTAACGAGCTTCAAACGTTAGGCGGTTTCCTTAGATATCAAATAGATATTTATGATGATCAAGTAAAGGGCGGTAAATTAGACGTTTTAGCCTTTAATCAATTTATGGTAGAGGTATTCGGATCGTCTCAAGTCGTTAACTATTTTTTTAAACCAATAACAAAGGAGAATTTTTGGTTTGAATATTTAGCAAAATAAGACTCAATAAAGGCTCTTAAATTCGGATGGTATCTTCATATCAACCGCAAAAAATAAGCCAAATTTGGGGCTCTAAATAGCTTATTTAGATTGTCTATTATGTATGCTGTATAGTGTGCATAATGGATAATCTACCAGCAAAAATCTGGCATGGACAAAAACCTTACAAAAACCCCGCAAAAATCTTTTATGATTTCCTTAACAAAAAACCTGCTAAAAACTTCAAAATATAACAAAAACTTCCTAATTTTACCAAATATTTTAAACTTAAACAAAAAACTATGAAAAAATTTGAATTTATCTGTAAGACAGATTTAATCACAGGTCAAACCTGTTGGTTAACAAGAGAAGACGGACTTTACGTTCCAAGTAGCTTAAGATTAAGCAAAGACGAAGCCTACGAAATTTTCGTAAAGCTATCAAATCAAGAGCCGTTGGAAATGTTCGAAATCATCGAGACAAAAACTTCCCCCAACGAATAAAACAAAAACCCCTAAAAACCCATGAACAAGATTACTCAAGACTTAAAAAGAAAAGGAGTTAAAGAAGAACTAACCTATGTAAATTCCAATGGTAAAATTTCAAAGCGTTTTACTTACAAAGGAATGATTATAAAATGGGATAATTTTATCCTAAATGGTAAATTCTATTATTGGCGAGCTTCTTTCTATGCGAGTCTTGAGGCTTGCGTGGCTGGAATTGAAAGACACATTAACCATTTTAAAAAGTAAACTATGAATGAGGTAAAAGATTATAGATCCATGATTAGACATGGAGATATCAAAAATCTTATGCGATTAACAGGCTTTAGCCGTTATTTAATTGAGACAAGAATTGAAAAAGGTGATTGGGAAATGAACGAAATCCTAAAAACCTACTTTGAAAAGAGATTGCAAACGCTAAAAAACCAACTAAATGACTACACCGAAAGCTAAAAGAGTTCCAAGAGGCACATTGCTGGCGCACAAAAGACTTGAATTAGATCACGAAGTTTATAATCAAGTGATTGAAATCGTGGCGAATGAATTTGGATTGCCTGTAAATAAAATGATTTGTAGAAGGAGAAATTTTGAGCTCGTTTTAGCAAGAAACATGGCTTTTTATATTTTACACACAACTTACAGACAAAGAGCATCGCAAATTGCGCCATATTTTCACAGAGACAGAACAACAGTTTTACACGCTGTAAATAATTTTAGCAGAGATTTAAGATTTATTCCTTTTTATATGGAAAGATATGAGTCAATTTTAAAAACTCTTGGCAGATTACCAGAAGTTATTTACGCCTTACAATAAACCATAAACCAACACAATATGTTATCATCATTTCACCAAATGTCAGACAACGACAAAAAACTCCTCGTTGCAAAAATCTTGCACGAAATCAATTATTCTCAAGCTTCATTTGATTTAATTACTTCGCTAATTAAAGTTTGGGAACAATATCCGTCAAGGGAAGCTTATTATTTTACACAAAAAACTACAAACAATGGAATTACAAAAAACTAATCCGAGCTACGAATTAATTAACAAAGATTCGATGCTTCAGCTTTCAAATGAACTGAGTAAATTAATCAAAGAAAAAGGATTAAGCTCAAATATTCAAGGAAAGCAATTCGTAAACGTTGAAGGCTGGCAATTTGCTGGAGCTTCGTTAGGCCTTATGCCGATAATTACTGACACAAAAGATTTGTCCAATGAAAATACTATTAAATACATGGCTACTTGTGAAGTTCGTAATATTAACACTGGCTTGGTCGTTGCAACTGGTATTGCTTTGTGTTCCAATGCAGAAAAAACTAAGCGTTATTTTGATGAATACGCTATTTTATCAATGGCTCAGACTCGAGCAATTGGCAAGGCGTATCGTAACCTTTTAGCTTGGCTCATGAAAGCTGCAGGATTTGAAGCTACGCCAGCAGAAGAAATGGACTTTGCAATGGAAGATGCAAAAAAACCTGCTAAAAATGTTCAGGAAGTTGTTGCAGAAATCATCGATGACCAACCAAACAAAGAAGCTTTGATGATGGAAGTTGCAAAATGCACAAAAGTTAAACAATTAACCGATTTATATTTCCAATATAAGCAAGCGTTTGATTATGACGAGACTTTGATGGCTGTATTGAAAGCTAAAAAAGAAAACATAACCCAAAAATAAAAAAACATGAGCTTAGAATTATTACCCAAAATTGAATTGAGTAGCATCGAGCCTACAAAATTTAATATCGAATTATTAAAGCAAACAATCGTTTCTCATTTTAGAGAATCAGGCGCATCGCCTTTAGAAATGCTTGTTAAGTCTGAAGCTTTACAACAGCTTTTAGATGGAATCAGAGCAGAATTAAAAGAAGATGTGATTGCTGAGTTAGAAAAATATCCTCAAGGCAAAGCAGATATTTTAGGAGCTGAGTTATCCAAAATGGAATCAGGCGTAAAGTATGCTTACGATGGTGATTACACATGGCAAAAACTAAATCAGGAAGTTGAGGCTGTTAAGTACAAATTAAAAGAAAGGGAAGGTTTACTTAAGGCAATCAAAGAACCTTTGGTTGATCCTGAAACTGGTGAGATGATTTATCCTGCACCAAAGTACAGCACTACTACTTTTAAAATCAGCCTAAAAAAATAGCCATGAGATTAGGAACCTACACCGATACACTTGAATTAGAAAACGAGATGTTAAGAGACAAGGTCAAAAAACTTCAAGAGCAGCTTACGCCTTATCTTGAGGCTGAAAAAAATATGATGAACATAATTAATGAGTCTCAGAAATTAGATCAAGGAATCAGTAACATGATGAATTTCTATAGACAAAAAACTTTATAAACTTATAGCCCCCTACAATTATTATTTAACTTAGTGGTGTGAGTTATGTTTCAAAAGGGGGCTTTTTTATTTTATGAAATACATTAAATTTTTTTTGATTAGTGCTCCATTAGCAATAGCTTTACTTATAACAGCACACATTTATTTTGAATTAAAACGATTATATAATGGGTTTAGAATTAGAGCCTAATGGATTTGAAAACAATATACCTATACGAATTATATTTACAGATGATAAGTCAGAAATATTGTTTCAATCTATAGCGGCAGCGAGCAGAAAGACAGGGATTAACCCTAAGACTATAAGGGATAGCTTAAATCCTATAGCTAAGAAGAAGTTTAAATATGAAGAAAGGCCTATAGTTTTTAGGATTAAGAAATAGTTTAACTTTGTAGTGAGTGTTGCAGACTCATTTAGAACTTATTGCCCTTGACTTGAACCCCTATCTGCAACGTAGGGGGGAAATGATAGGGCTATTTTATTTTATGAATAGAGATTTTAAGGGAGTTTGGATTCCCAAAGACATTTGGCTTGACGAAAACCTCACATGGATGGAAAAACTTTTGTTAGTTGAGATTGACAGCTTAGATGCAGAAAAAGGCTGTTACGCCTCAAATGATTACTTCGCTAAGTTTTTTCAGTTAAGTAAGTCGAGGATTAGTGATTTAGTTGGTCAGTTGGTAGCTAAAGGTTACATAACTACTTTCTTTTTGTACGAAGGTAAGCAGATAAAAAGAAGGGAAATATCCATGGTTATACCTATTCGGAAATTCGAAGGGGGTATTCGGAATCCCGAAGAGGGGTATTCGGAAAACGCTAAAGATATTAATACATTAGTTAATAATACAATTAGTAATAGTACTAATAAGATATAT